GAGGACATTGGCCCAGCATGATGCGTAAAAGCCTGATTCTATTGGTGATTTGTGCATCTCTCACAGCCTGCGCAGACCGTGAACGCCTTAACTGCCCACCAACTAAAAACAAAGCCCTTTCGAGCGTCACTAACACCATCTCACCCGACACAACCACAGCCCCACGATACGCAACAGGAGCAAAATGCCGATGAAACCAGACAACAGACACAGCAATGAAGAAATTAAAGCCCGAATCGTCATGATTGTGGCCATTGGCCTAACGCTTTCATTTGTAGGTTCAGTGTTTACAATCCTTTACGGCCTGCTCTTTGTGACTCAGCCTGAAAAAATGGCCGAACTAGATGCTGCCCAAATATCAGTGCTTAGCAGTATGTTGCTTACATTGTCCGGCGGCCTTATTGGCTTGCTGGCAGGCAACGGCCTCAAAGATAAACCGAAAGACCCCCAATGAAAACAACCGTTTACACAGTAGGGGCTGTTACACCAGTGCTAATTCACAGCACCAGTTTTGGCAGCCAAACCATCTACATCCAAGCCACCACACACGACATCCACATCGGCGGCTCTAATGTGTCAGCCACCGACGGACTAGACGAACCTAAAAACGGATTTCAACAGATATTCATGGATGAACAAGAAAAACTTTACGCCATTGCCAGCACAGGAACGGCAACAGTTAAAGTGCTGTCCCCATCAAACTCATAATGGCTGTCAGACCGTACAGGTACTACCCAGCATGGGATGGCAAAACCACCCAGCCGATCACAGCCAAGTGCCTAGAGTTATGCCAAAAGCGCTGGAAGGTCACCAACCTTGGCACCTATGTCAATCGCCCTATGCGAGACAAACCCAATCTGAGCACCCATGCCACGGGCTACGCCATGGATATCGGGCACAGTGACATCAAAGTGCTTGAAGCCATCTGGACATTCTTTGTCACAAACTCCCTAACCTTAAAAGTTCAGGAAGTGCATTTCTACAAGATGCCCGGCACGAAGTATGGTGCTGGCTATCGTTGCTCTCGTGGTGAAGGCATGGCAGGGGTCGTTAAGTACAAAACCAAAGAGGAAAGTGCTGGCACAGGTGGGATGTGGATACATTTGGAACTGGAAAAGCAAGATTTGGAACATTTTGAGGCTGAATACAGAAGGTTAAAGCCAGCCTGACAAGGACTCCCAGCCACTGTTTGAGCGGTGCTGGGGCTAGGTGGGGGACAGTAGTTTGTTTCCATTGGCGAAATCCCCCACCGACTTCTCAAAATGTGTATAGTGATTCATAGCCACTCAAAGGGCTTAAACAAAGGAAACACCATGACAGACCAACCGTCACTATTCGATGTGCCACTGGCCATTGCACTTGCTGAAGAATCCATCGAGCGTGTCGGCTTAAACGCTGATCAACTGTGGTCAATAGAAGCCCTCAAAATTGTTGGGATGTTATCCATCGAGCGTCACGACTTCACCACAGATGATATTTGGCAATGGATGAACGACCTGCACCCAACACTTACAACCCACGAGCCACGAGCCATGGGTGCTGTGATGCGTAAAGCCTCAGCAGAGCGCTTGTGCGCCCCTACAGAGCGTTACAGCAAGTCAATGCGACCAGAGTGCCACCGACGCCCTATTCGTGTCTGGCAGGGCCTTTAATGACTGACACACAGTTTATTTACAGTTTCATAATGGGTTGGGTCTCATGCTGGCTATGGCTCAAAATGATGGCAAACCGACCATGATTCCCACATGGGGCTATATCGCCCTAAGGTCTAAAGATAAGAAAACCATGGTGCAAGTCTTTACGGACTTGTCCACAGGCCTGATTGTTTACACCCAAGTCTGCCAACGGGCAGAATCTTGGCATTCATGGGGGCCGCCTATAGAAGTTGAGAGAGTTGATTAAGAAACTCATGGCACTAACGCTTATCCTCGCCCTATCCACCCCAGCCCACGCAAGTGCGGCTTCTGATTCCCATGCCAAATACAAAGGTGTACTGCCTGACGCTTACTACGATCAGTTAGCCCGGTGCGAAACTGGTGGCAACTGGCAACACTCCACAAAGTCTTACACAGGTGGTCTTGGCATTCATCGCCAAACATGGCGCACATGGTCAGATACTTTGAGCGCTAAAGGGCGCACGCCCGTCGAGCAAGTTAAGGTTGCTGACGCCATCGCATTTAAAAGCCATATAAACCCTGACGGCCGCAAGATATGGCGTGTTGGGCCGTGGGGCTGGGGCTGTCTTAAAGGACAAAAGCACCTGCAAAGTTTCATCTGCCAATCCCGTCACAAGGATGTGCAAAGATGGAAACGCAACTGCAATTAACAAAGGAAAACCAATGGAAACTTCAACCGGCGAACTCATCGCCAAACTAACCAACCTAAGCCACAATCTGGCGCTGGAACTTCGTTTCAAAGAATCAAGCCTTGTGCTAGAGGCTGTGGGCGCTCTTTATGCCATACCATCGTTGGGCGAAAAGTTAAGAGATTCATGGCACCCATCACTTAACACCAGTGGGCCATCGAAAGGCTTGAATTACTTGAGCACAGTGAAGTTGGCTGACGATGAGTGAGTACACCCACAATGATGATGTCGCTGACATGATCTACGCCAAAGAGCAAGAAATTAAACTGCTCAAAGAGGCGCTTCAGCGCATCGAGACAGAGTTAAACCGCATAACAAACGAGTACAGCCGTGGCCTTTGATCTCTCGGACTATGAGCCCGTAGCCAGCCGCCTAGACAGGTTCCTAAAAGCACACCCTGACGCTCGTGTTATTACTGACCTAGTGCACTACCTATCAGACATTGCTGTGTTCAAAGCGGAACTGTGGCTCGATGGTGAAATTATTGCTACTGGCTGGGCAGAAGAAATCCGTGGCCAAGGCAATGTAAACAAGACCAGCCATCTTGAGAACTGTGAAACAGGTGCTGTGGGTCGTGCATTAGCCAATGCCGGACTATCAGGCAGCGACTTCACCAAGCGCCCTAGCCGTGAAGAAATGGGCAAGGTACAACGGATGCAAGGTGACACGACAGTTACCGAGTTTAGCAATCTCGCAAGCGATAAGCAGCAGAACATGATCAGGGCTGTCTGTAAGTCAATGGGCAAAGTGCCACCAGCGAACCTTCAGGCCATGACGAAACGAGAGGCCAGTGCCTACATTGACAGTCTCAAAGCAGGCGAACAGCCAGCGCCACAGTACGACACGCCAGAAGAACCGTTTTGATTAGCGAAGCGTCATTTCTACAGCAAGTAAAAGCCTTGGCGTACATACATGGTTGGGACTGCCACCACGCACAGCCCAGCATGACACGCACCGGGCGATACATCACCACAGGCGCTGCAGGCTTCCCAGACCTTGTACTGGCCCACAAAATTAAAGGCCTAATCTTTGCTGAGTTAAAGACCGCTAAAGGCAAGACCTCAATAGCACAAGAGCATTGGCTAACTATCTTGCACCCCCACGCTGAGTGCTACATCTGGCGACCTGAGGACTTAGTAGCAATAGAACAGCGCTTAGCATCATGCTGATCGTGGCGTGGTATGTCCTGCTACTGTCGCTGGGCATCGCCATCATTCAAGGCATACGCAAGTAACTATCGCTTACAACTGAATACGACCAAGGGCCACATAGGGGATTGCACTCTGTTGGTATGCACACTACGGAAGTAGGGTCGAGCAGTGCGCCCAGCCTCATGTGATGACTCAAGTGAAGTGATGCTGGTATCAGTCACTGTGCAGCGTTCCCTAACGACACAAAAGGCGATTGGTGTTCCACCCTAAACAGTCCGGCAGCCAACAGCACACCGCTGTGAAATGTGGGGGGCACAAACCCAAGACCTGAGTAGCACACAAGAGAGCAACCGCAGCGAAGCAAGGGCGGTAGTAACATCAGGCTCATGACATCCCCATACAACGACCCCATCTACAAAGCCAACCGCAAACAAATCCTTAGCGACGGCAAAGCAACCATCTGTGCCCTATGCGGCAAAGCAGGAGCCAACACAGCCGACCACATCATCAGTTTGATGCATGGTGGTGACAACAGCATTGACAATCTCCAGCCTGCACATCAGTCATGCAACTCACGCAAAGGCGCAACACAACAGAACAAAAGAGCAGCCGCAAACGCACAAGCACGACAAACAACACAAAACACCCCCAAAACAGACTTTTTTACCGACAAACCAGCAACCCCGACCCTTATTTCTTCCATCTTTTTAGAGAACCAGAGCGAACTGGCGGTAACTGGCGAGAACCATGATCATGATTGGCGTATTGGCAGGGAACAGCCCAGATTGGAATCGGTTGGTGTTGGGGCCGAGTCTTTTGGGGCACAGGTCGCTCGATGGGCTGAGCGCCACATGCAGATGACTTTAATGCCGTGGCAGGTTCATGCACTGTCTGGGCAGTTGGCTCATGATGGTGATGGTGTTTTGCAGTTCCGTGAGTCTCTTGTTAGTACGGCTCGTCAGAATGGTAAGTCAGTTGCTTTGCAGGCGCTTATTGGGTGGTGGATGACTGAGGGTGCTGTTATTCGTAAGGGGCCACAGTCTGTGATGTCGGTTGCTAACAAACTTGATCGTGCAGAAGCCATATTTCCGTTATTGGCAAATATTCTTTGTGAATCTTTTGGGGGAAAGAAACTTGCTGCCATTGGGCGTAAAAGTGTTGAGATGCCGGATGGTTCTCGCTGGGAAATCAGGGCTGCCACTAAAAGCCTTCATGGTGGGTCTCATGATCTAATTGTGTGCGATGAGTTATTCGACATAGATGCAGAAGTTGTGGATTCAGCGCTTCGCCCCAGCCAGATTGCTCGAAAGTCCCCTTTGCTTTCTATGTGGAGTACAGCAGGAGACCAAAACAGTGAAACCATGATCAAGTTGCGCCAGCAGGCCATGGCTGACATAGATAAAGGCCTTCCTAGTCTGTTTTACTTTGCTGAATGGTCAATGCCGGGGCATCTGTCGCCATTGGATGAAAAAAACTATTGCTGGGCAAACCCATCTTTGGGTACGACTATTACGATTGAGGCCCTTCGAGCAGTATCTAAAAAAGACAGTTTCATGCGTGCCCATCTAAATCAGTGGATTACGGCTAGGGGGGCATGGCTGGATTTGGGTGTCTGGGAGAAGAACCAAACCGATATTCCTATGCCTGATGGTGGGTTTCTATCTGTGGATAGTTCTGTGGATGACGCTCGATATGTTGGCGTCAGGGCTGCCGAAGTAGATGGCAAAGTCATTGTGCAAACAGAGTTTGTGACCGAAACTGAAGCAGATATGTGGGCTGCCATTGCTCGTGTTATGGAACATCCAGAGGTGCAACTGCTCATAACGCCAACGCTCGATATCCATGTGCCTTTGTCTTTGCGTAGGCGCACCACAATCACTGGCTATGCAGAACTAACTAAATACACAACTTTGGTGCGCTCGATGATTCATGAAGGCAATGTAAAACACCACGGCGAAACCCTTTTGGCTGATCATTGTGGCAGGGCCGTACTTGTCAAAACCCCTTCCGGGGCTGTGGTCAGCAGCCAACGCTCTCCGGGCCCAATCGAATTGTGCCGTGTAATGATCTGGGCTGTGGCACAAGTTTCTAAACCAAAACAAAAGACAAAGCCCATGATGGTCATCGTGGGTGGCTAAACTATCGGCGGTGTTGCTCTGGGCGTTGTCGGGATGAGCAGGGCAATACCACAATTCTCAATCTGAAAGTGGCATACTTCCATCATGGCTCTGTTCGATAAAAAAGTTACCAAAGCCGCTATCAGTCCTATGCCTGATGTTCAGGCTGCTGTCGGGTATGGCGGTGCCAATATGATTGGTGACTTCTGGGCCTATCAGCAGGGCGAAGCCAGAGCAGCCGCTATGCAAGTAGCCACCATTTCTAGGGCTCGTGATTTGAGCGCTTCAGTTCTTGCATCCATGCCACTTAAAATGTATGGCGAACGCTGGAACGAAGAAGAAGGCGAAATGGAAGAAATACCATTGGCACCTCGATCATGGCTACGCCAACCAGACCCAACAGTTACTTATCCATTTCTTATGGCATGGACATTTGATGACCTTCTCCATTATGGAAAAGCGTACTGGTACATCACAGCCAGAACTCAAGATGGTTTCCCCTCAGCGTTTACACGCATTCCTGCTGGCTCAGTAACTACGCCAGATGTTCCGGGCAACATCCCTTTCGGCCCTTCTAAAGAAGTTATGTTTGCTGGCAACTTCCTCAAAACTGATGATGTTGTGCAATTCCTTTGCCCTATTGAAGGCATTGTTTACAACGGACAGCAAACCATTTCGACAGCGCTGGCAATCGGTGAGGCTCGTAAACGCAATGCCTCATCTGCTATCCCTGCTGGAATTTTGAAGCAAACAGGTGGCGAACCGTTGTCAGGGCAAGAACTTGCTGATCTGGCTGCACAATTCAACACTGCACGAGCAACCAACCAAACTGCTGCACTTAATGAGTTCCTCAGTTACGAAGCGACAACAGCATCACCAGACAAAATGCTGCTTATCGAATCAGCCAATTATTCAGCACTTGAGGCTGCTCGTTTGTGTTCAGTTCCCCCCTATTTAGTGGGCGTTTCTACTGGTGCATATAGTTATCAGTCCTCTGAACAGGCTCGTGCTGACCTATATATCTTCGGGGTGCAACCATACGCTCAGTGCATCGCATCCACATTGAGCATGAACAATGTTCTTCCAAGAGGCACTTATGTCAAATTTGACACCGATGATTTCTTGATAGAAAACCAAATGGCAGACTCAATGGATGAAAACCAACCAGAAGAAAACACACAGGAAGAATTAGCAGAATGAAACTTAACCTCTCAGCAGGCTTTGCCATTGACCTAGAAGCAGCGGCTGGCGATGCGCCAACCCGTCAAATCTCTGGTATTGCAGTGCCTTACAATGTGCCAGCCACAGTGTCTGACGGCACCAAAGTGCAGTTCGCTGCTGGCTCTCTGCCAGTAGATGGCAAAGCACCCAAAATGTTTATGTACCACAACAGTTCAATGCCAGTCGGATTGGTCACTTCTCGAAAAGAAACCAAAGATGGCATGACCTTCGTGGCATCCATTGTGGACACCCAAGCCGGTACAGATGCCCTGACCATGGCTTCAGCCGGGGTGCTTGATTCCGTGTCAGTTGGCGTAAATGTGCTCGAAAGTTACAACGATAAGAACGGCACCATGATCGTTACGGCAGCCGATTGGTTAGAACTCTCGCTGGTGCCTATCCCGGCATTTTCGGGCGCACTCGTAGAATCCGTGTTTGCGTCAAATGAATCTGTTACCATTCCAGAAGAACAGGCACCCGATGAGTCTGAAGAAACCGAACCACAGGAGAATCCAGTGTCAGAACCAATCATCGAAGCCTCAGCACCTGAGTCAATTCCAACTTCACCTTTGTATGCACAAGCAGCACGAGAGTTCACACTGCCTTCAGCAGGTGAGTTCATGGCAGCACTTCATTCTGGTGGCCAGACTTTTGCAAACATGAACAAAGCAGTTGCTGATTACACAGCATCAAAGCGCACAAACATTCAAGCAGCCGCCGGTGATGTTCTTACCACTGACACACCGGGTCTCTTGCCAGTCCCCGTGTTGGGCCCACTTGTGCAAGACCTCAATTTTCTCCGCCCTGTCGTAGAAGCATTGGGAGTTCGTGCATACCCAGACGCTGGACAGCAAAAGACATTTGTGCGCCCAACCATCACAACTCATACTTCAGTTGCGACTCAATCAACAGAACTCTCAGCAGTATCTGCAACGACCATGGTTATTGCCGCAAACTCAGTAACTAAAACCACACTTGCTGGTCAGGTCACATTGAGCGCACAAGACATTTCGTTCACGAGCCCTGCAGCAATGCAGTTGATCTTGAATGACCTTATGGGTGAATACATGATCGCTTCTGACAACCTTGCAGCAGACAACTTGCTTACAGCAGCAACATCATCTGGTGTTTGGGACTTGTCAGTAACTGACCTTTACAAGTCAATCTTTGACGCAGCGAACGACATTTCAGCCAACCGCAACTGGCTTCCAACCCATCTTTTCTGCAGCGTCGATGTATGGGCGCAACTTGGGCAATTGGTGGACACAACGGGCAGAGCAATTTTTCCTCTCATTGCGAATGGTCTAAGCGGTTACAACGCTGCTGGTTCACAGTCAGCAACATCATGGAACGGAAACCCACTTGGTTTGCAACTTGTCGTAGATAGCAACTTTGCTGCAAAGACAATGATTGTCACACGAGTAGGCCAAGGCCAAGGCGATGCTTTCGAGTATTATGAGGCACCTCAATCTTTGATGAGTTTCGAAAACCCATCAGTTTTGGGCAGGACAATGAGTTTCCATGGTTTCGTTTCAACCTTCGCAAGTATCCCCGGCATGATTCGCAAAATCACTCAGGCTTAGTCCGAAAGGCGGCTACCGCCGATGGCTACATACGAGATTATTTTCAACCAACGCATAGACAACTATGCAGTGGTTCAAACTCTCACAGACAACGATGTTGCAGTCGGTGAGTCAATCACTGTCTCAGGTCTTGGGTCTGGGCTAAACGGAACCTTCACTGTTTACGCCCAGCCTCAGTACCTATTTATGGGTACCGACTCTGACGGCAACCTCATCTTTGATGCGACTTTTCCGCTACCTAATCAGGTCATGTACTATGACGCTGATACAGACATTGATCGTGTTGCGGTTCAGCCCCCCGGAACCCTGACTTACACACAGACCTGCACATGGGTAACTTCTAGCCAAGTCATGGCATATCTCGGAATAACCATTGACAACCCGTCAGATGATTACACACTGCTTACTCAAGCAACTTCGGCGGCCAATGCGTTCTGCTGGCGTAGGCGTCAAGAATCCGGTTACACGGGCGATGCGCTCGGAACCTCACCGGGCGGAGATTGCACCTTGGGCGTTCTAATGTACGCAGCCGCTTTGTGGCGTGGCCGTGGCTCTGTGCAAGACACCTTTGCTACCTTTGACGGAATGGGCTCTGCAAGCGTCTCAGCCATGACTCCAATGATTAAGCAACTCTTGGGCATTTCACGCCCTCAGGTGGCGTAGTGGCCTTTACAGACCTTTTAAACGAAGCCATAGATGATGTTGCAGCCAAGATTGCAACTATCTCAGGTTTAAGGGTAATAACAGACCCGACTAAGATTGTGCCGAATTGTGTCTTTATTGACGCCCCATCGTTTACTACCTTTGCAGGCAATGGCAACATTCTCAATGTCTCGTTTCCAATTAAAGTTCTTGGCTCTGGCCCTGCTGGTTTACCAGTCCTAAGGCAACTGCTAAGCACCACAGCAAAAGTGATATCGAGCAATGTAATCGTCATGAACGGCCAACCAACTGCCTACCTCATTGGCGGTGCAGAATATCCTTGCTATGACCTAGTAGTATCCATACAAGCACAGACAGCGTAAGGCAGACAATGTACACAATCATTTCCCCAAGAATCGGAACACCGGGCGACAAGTTCGAACCATCCGAAGAAACCAACATTGACGCCCTCATTGAAGGTGGCTTCATCAAATCCGACAAACCAACCACAAAATCTGCTAAAACAGTAGAAACATCTCCAGAGGAGTAACTCACATGGCTACCAGCACTTACCTTTCAAACCCATCACTTACTGTTAATGCAGTTGATCTCTCAGATCAGTGCACATCAGCAACTCTCACAGTCAAATTTGACGCTCTTGAAAGCACTGCCTTTGGTGGTACTTCTCGTGTTTACACAGCAGGTCTTGGAGATCATGAACTGGTCTGTGAACTTTTCATGTCTTATGCAGCCACAGAGACTTACGCAACTCTCGCCGCTTTGGTTGGCACAGCAACCACAGTGGTCATGAAGCCAACCTCATCGGCGGTCGGTGCAACCAACCCATCGTTTACATTGACAGGCACATACCTCGAAGCGCTGCCAGTCATTGACGCAACTCTCGGAGAATTGTCAAGCATCTCGCTTACATTCCGTGGCGGCACCTACGCTGCTGCAGTCGCATAACAAACCAAACAAAGGAAACCCGACATGAAACTCGAACTTCGTGCTGACATGGGCGAAGGCCCATTCACAGTAACCACCAACCTTTGGTGCGTCACCCAATGGGAACGCAAATATAAGACCAAAGCATCAGAGATGGCTAACGGTATCGGCATAGAGGACTTAGCATTCCTTTGCTGGTCTGCTTGCCAAACCCACGGCCATGTTGTGCCGGTCGTCTTTGATGACTTCATTAAAAAACTTGTCAGCCTTGACATTGTTAGTGAGGAAACTGACCGCCCTTTCTCCGAGGCACCTACCGACATTCCCTAGCGGCGGTGCTAATAGCCACAGGGTTCTGGCCAAGTGAGATAGAGTTCACAACTGACGACCTCTCGACAGTCATCAAAATGATTAACGAAAGTCGAAAGTAATGCCAGTAGATGTAACGATGGAATTTTCAGGACTTAAAGAGGCCTTGAAGGAAATCAACACCATTGACAAGAAATTGCGCCGACAAATTACTCGTGACTTTAAACAGATTGTGCAGCCAGTCATCTCAGACGCTAAAACAATGTTGCCATCAGGTGCGCCCTTGTCCGGTATGGCTAGACCTTGGGCAGGCAAATCAGGTGCCGACATTATGTCATGGTCAGATGCCCGTGTAAGAAAAAACATGAGCGCTTTCACAAATGCTCGAAAAGTGAAAGAAACACCTTTTGGCAATAAACAAAACCTTGGTGTGTTTGGTATCCGATGGAAAAGCCCACAAGCCACCATATTTGACATGGGCCGTGAAGGGGTTTTAGGCCAAAACCTTACTGACAGATTTGGCAACCCATCTCGTGTTATATACCGGGCCTACACTGCTGCTAGTTCTAATGTGGAAACCCAAGTCAAAGAATTAGTCAATAAAGTGATGAAACAAACCAATAGTGCAATGAGACTTAAATGAGCGTAATTCTTAACATTGTCTCGGAATTTGATTCAAAGGGACTAAAGCAAGCCCAATTTCAATTTCGGCAACTAGAAAAAACAAGCGACAAAGTGGCTTTTGCCATGAAGCGAAGCATGGTTCCAGCCACTGCCGCACTAACCACTTTGGCTGCCGTTGCTTTCAAAGCCACCAAGATGGCCAGCGATCTCAATGAGGAAACTAGCAAAGCCCAGCAAATCTTTGGTGATGCCAGCGATTCCATCATTGCCTTTAGCAACACAGCCGCTACCAAACTTGGTCAATCTAAAACAGAAGCGTTGAAAGCCGCCGGAACTTTTGGTGTTCTCGGTAAGGCAGCAGGATTAACAGGCACTGATCTCACCACGATGTCTATCAAGTTCACACAACTTGCAAGCGACTTGGCATCATTTAATAACACCAACCCAGAAGATGCTGTTTTGGCTTTGGGTGCTGGTTTGCGTGGCGAGGCTGAACCTCTTAGGCGCTACGGCGTGTTGCTTGATGATGCAACGCTACGCCAAAAGGCTTTTGATCTTGAGTTGGTTAAAAGCACTAAAGAGGCATTGACTCCACAAAACAAGAGTCTTGCTGCACAGGCAGTGATTCTTGAAAAGACAGCCTTGCAACAGGGCAACTTTGCTTTGACTTCCCAAGATGCAGCCAACCAGCAGCGCACCCTTACCGCCAAACTTAAAGACCTTCAAACCCAAATGGGCACTCTTTTCTTGCCAGTCTTGAAAAATACCCTAGACACTCTAAACGACTATCTCGATGTTCTGACTTATCTCACTGATAACACGGACAAAGCAAGCGATTCAACTGGCAAGTGGTTAGATCGGTTCGTCAAACTTGCTGAGACAGTTCTCCCTTTTGCTCAAGTAATGAAGGGCCTTGGCATTGTTGTCGGCAAAGTAAACGAATATGTAGGCAACCAAGCCGACGCTCTTAAACAAAACGAGCGAGCAACCAGCCGTGTTACTAACAAAATTGCTGAATTGGCCGCTTTGGAAAAATTGCGTGGAACTGTAGTTGATAACAGCACAAAATTAACAAACAAATCCACGGCCGCAGCAAAGAAAAATGCAGATGCCTATGCGGAGGCACAAGAGGCCGCCCTAAAACTTAGGTATGAAGTTCAAGAACTTGCTGATGCTTTGCGTGAAAGTCTCAATGTCAGACTCGATGACGCCGTTAGCAAACTGGCTGATGCCCAAGACGCTTTTGATGCTTTCGGCAAAGCCGTAGGGGCAGCAATCACCGGGTCTTTTAACTTTGGTGACGCACAATCAGAGGCCGCTGGCAACGCTGCCAATGTTAAAACAGCACTTCAAAAGCAGGCTGATGCTCAAGCCAAAGTTAATAAAGCACAGGCTGATTTCAATTACTTTGGGCGTGAGGACTATGCAGCGATATTGGCTGAGGCTATGGCTGAGTTAGCAATAGCCACTGGCGAAGTTACGGCTGCACAAGCCAAACCAATGACTTTCTTTGACGCACTAGATAAGCAAGCCCAAAAGGCTAAAGACTTTGGTGTCTTGGTGAACAGGCTTATTGCTGCTGGGCTTTCAGAGACTGCGCTGTCGCAAGTCTTGGCCGCTGGTGTAGATGGCGGTACTGCCATCGCTGAGGAAATCCTTGGCTCTGCTGATGGTGTTCTCAAAGCCAACACGCTGACACAAGCAATGACTGACCTTGCAGACCAGATGGGCAAGCGAGCAGCCGCAAAGTATTACGGCGCTGGTGTCTCATCAGCCACTCAGTTTTTGAAAGGTATTAACGACACAATCAAAACTGTTGAAGTTGTGCTGGCTAATCCCAACCTTGACCAATTCGATGTCATTAACGCTGCTGTTGGGGCTATGACACCTGAGGCCATCCTTGACTTACAAACAGAAATTTCCCGTTACCTTCAAGGCGCAAATTTGGGTATGGGAACTCCAATGGCAGAGGGCGGCATCGTAACTCGTGCTACCAGTATCGTTGCCGGGGAAGCGGGTGCAGAAGCAATAATTCCTCTCGACCGCATGAGCGAGTTTGGCATGGGTGGCGGCAATAATGTCACAATCAATGTCAATGGTGGCGACCCACAAGCAGTGGTAGATGCCCTACGCCGTTATATGCAACTAAACGGTTCGGTACCCATCAGGGTTAGCGCCTAATGCCGTACACAACACCAACAGTAAGTTATGCCGAGTCTAACGACCTTGGTGTTTCTTACACTGCACTAACAGGTATCCAATCAATATCTATAAGCCGAGGCCGTCAGCGTTTCCAAGACAACTTTCCCCAATCAAGTTGCACAATAGAATTAATCCCAGCAACTAGTTACGCATTGCCTCTCGCTGTGGGTCAAGTTATAGATGTGCGAGATGCCAACGACGCAGATTCTCCTGCCTATTTTGTCGGCATCATATCCGACATCAATCGCCAATATCAGTTTCCCTACGACACTGTTAGCGGCTACGCACCAGCAGACCGGATAACTATTACTGCCACTGGCCCTACTGGTGCTTTAGGAAAACAATCGCTATCTAACTATTCGTTTCCAAGTCAGTTAGTAGATACAACAGTTTTTGATTTTGCACTGTCTTTTAATGTAAGTGCATTTACTTACATTCCCAGCACTGTTTCTAGTACCGGACAAACATTTACTGGCGGCACTTTAGATTTAACAAACACACTGCTACGCACACAACAGTATTTAATTGACGATGTGGACAACAATAGAGTTGGCGATACTTTTTTTCCCCCCCTTACAAGCACTGTCACTACTTTTCCTGCTGGGCAAGGAAATGTGAACTACACCTTCTCAGATGCAGGCACTGTCGGAGCGTTCAAGTTTTCTAATTTGCAGTATTCAAGTTCCGTACAAAACACATTCAAACAAGTCCAAGTGGTTTCACCCGGTAATGCAACCCAAAGCGCCACAAGTGGAACAGCCCCATACAACACGCTCGTGTACGACACTTACGCCCTTGACGCAACACAGGCTTTAAACCTTGCCAACTTTATACTTTCTACGAAATCGATTGATATTGCATCGCCGTATTCAATTTCTACAAACACTAATTTAAGTGACAACTGCACTGATATCAGCAAACTTTCAAACCTTAATGATTTGTCTGCTGGCAATTTAGCGATGAATTTGGGGGCTTCGGTCACAATTATTTTTAGAGGGACCACTGCAACTGCCCAGATTCAAGGCATTAACACAACCTTCTACATTGATCATGCTGCCGTTCAGTTGTATCTTTCGCCGTCACTTGGCACAGCCTTTACGCTTGATTCTGAGGCTTTTGGCATTCTTGGTGGTACGGGGATTATTTACAATACGCCTATGGACTACAACGAGGCAGGCTATGTTTACAATGATGACACTGCAGATAACGGCAACAGATTAGGATACCCATAATGGCTATTACATACCCCACAACGCTTGATGTGTTTACAAACCCGACCAGCACTAGCCTGCTGACTTCGCCTAATCATGCCCAGCAGCACTCGGATATTAACGATGCTGTGGAGGCGCTTGAGGCGAAGGTTGCTATCGGCAACACCGTTCTAGGCACCTACACGGCTTTTACGCCGACTTTTGCAGGGGTGACGGTAGGTAACGGCACATTTGTAACCAGATACGCCCGTGTTAATAACTTTGTGCACTATGTGGGCTACTTTACTTTAGGGACAACAAGTGCAGTGACGGGAACCGTGAACATTGACTTGCCTATTTCATGTTCCTCTACCTATTCTGGCCTTAATGGTGTACCAATGGGTGAATTAAATTTGTTTGACACTTCTGCCAGCACTTGGTATCGGGGCGCTGTCTTTAGTATCGGAAGCACAACGACGGTACGCACAAGAGTTTACTCAGTGTCAGGCTCACAAATTGTTGAAAACACATCGGCGAACGCCACAACGCCTTTTACTTGGGCAACAGGCGACCAATTTTTATGGAACATTACTTATCAGGCAGCATGATGAATTTATTAGCAGACCACGAAACCACAGCCCCCGATGAATGGCTCATTGAACGAATGAGACTACGCCGAGATGCGCTACTCATCGCCTCAGATTGGGCAATGCTTACAGACGCACCCACCGATAAAACCGCATGGGGCGACTACCGCCAAGCTCTTCGAGACTTCCCCGCCACATGGGAACCAGCGCCAACCGTCACATTCCCAGAAAGGCCATAACCCATGGCAATCTCGCCCAACGACAATTTCCTTGCTGGTCAAGTGCTGACCGCCCAAGAATGTAATCAGTTTCCACGTGGCATAGTCGCTTTCGCACAATCCACCGCCAA